GTACACATTTTTTATGTTGTCAGCGGATGCTTCATATTCAAGATTGGATTGTGCTATCGTGAGTCCCTTACGTGAACCAATGTCTCTGAAGTATATGGCGGCCGCTATCTCATCTCTGACATTCGCATCATTGGACACTAAATTAAATGATTCGTCTGCACCCAGGAAGTTCACAGTGTCCACCGTGGAATTTGTTATGACTGTGTTGTTGGCCTGATCATTGTTGTCCGCGGTACCCCTCGCTGATGCCAATGCTGAAGCACCCACTATGGCCGCCGCACCCACACTGAACTGTGCAACTGGGTTGGTTATCGAGCCCGCTTGTTTTCCAACTTCTAGTATTCCATCCTTGGCAATGCCTTTCAGTTCCTCTTTAACTGCTGATTTCTTGATCTTCTTGGCGTTGTTGTAGGTGTTTGAAGCACCAAGGATCGCACCTAGGATGTTTCCTGATTGCACATTCCTGATCACCGAACCTATGCCGTCTACTACACCTCCAGGGCCAAATATACTGTTAGTACCACCACCTAACACCGTCAGTGGGCTAGGAGAATTGTCATAGTTGATCGTTGCGAAACCTGGAACATTATTCCTATTGATTATGCCTGATTTGTATATAACTGTTTCGTATAGGATCTGCATGGTGTTGTTCATTACTCCTGCACCATCGGCCTGATCCAGATTGTCATGTGAGAATGAACCTATCACAGGATTGACCAGTGTCATTGATGTGAAACGTTTCTTGTGTAACACGAATATCTCTATGCCTTTCAAATATGGCTTCTGTCTCTGTCTCGGTGTGTCCATACCAAACTTGGTGGTCTGTCTCGCATCGCCAAAATTATAGTAATCATCCTTTGTGTTCGATATTGTTAGGTCCGAGTTCATGCCTATGCTGTCCGCAATATTGTACTCGTAGTACTTCTTCCAGAATGCGTTCACGGTGTCTGCATGGTCATCGTGGAATGTGATGTTGACAGGTTCGTACGCTATCCTGGTTCCCGCATACATCTTCTTGTTGTACTGTGTCTTCTCCTCGTAGCTCATGTTGTACTTGGGCAGGTCGCACTGCTTGACCAACATGTTCAGTTGATATCTCTCGTTGGCGTTGAAGCCATCAACGAACAGGGTCTCATCGGTGTTGAAAACCACGTGGAACAGGAACTTCTGTTTTGGCATCAACTTGTAGTTGTCGTCTATGTACAATCTAGATGCATGTTGGTAGTCTTTCATACCCGGTAATCCGTCTTGGAAACCTTTAAGGAAGTTGTTTATGCTTGGCATACTCGTATTTATGGCCACAAAAAAAGCGCCTATAAAGACGCTTTTGATGTTATAATTGCTTACTTAATTTTTTTGTATTACTGTCCACCACCTGTACTTAGAGTACCGATCGTTCTAGATACCGCTGTTCCAATTCCTGTTCCTGTTGGGGTTTGGATCGCGTTGTCGTATCTGATCGACATTGTGATAGTTGCTGGATCTGATGTTGCGTATGCCAACGTGTTGTAGTTCACGTTCTCAACGTATGCACCGTATAATTCAAATGTTTCTAACACATTTGGTGCACTTGCTCCGTTACCACCGTCTAACATCTCAATTCTAGTTGTGAATTTGTAGTCAATACCTGATGCCGCACTCGACTGTTCAAAGAAGTCGAACTGCTTCTGAATCTGTTCACCAACTAGTTTGGTAACTGAGTTGTTTACATCATCTCTCAATGTGATTGTGATTGGATCCCAAGTGTGTTTACCTGCAACATAAACTTTTGAGTTGTACACATCCAGTGTCACGTTGTCAAAAGTCAAATTGGGTCTTGTGATATCAATAACTTGTTTTGTAAGTTCTGATCTCGGTGTTGATACTCCAAAATTCTCCAGGATCGCTCTGAAACGATACTGTAGTTTTGGCATCAATAAACCCTGTGATGCTGAACTCTGATCGTTTGCTAGTGGTACTGTAAATTTTGATAAAGTTGATATTGCCATCTGTTTCTCCTATTTATTCAAAATTAGTTCCCTAACTTTGCAATTTCTCCTGTGTTTTTGATTCTCAACGGTATGTAGATGAATTCAACTGACTTGATCGGCTCAATTGCTATATCCACGTACAGTTCGTTCCTGTCAATCCTTGTAGGTGTGTTGTTCGTGTCATCACAAACTACTAGGAAGTCATACAATGCTCTCTGACCCGTCAACTCCAACAAGAATGATTCTATTGCACCCTTGATCTCGTTCCTAGTCAATTCATCATTTGGTTCAAAGATGAATGGTTTAGCGATTGCATCCAGTTGTGTTCTTAGATACACTGCCAATCTTGAAACGTTGATCCTGTCCAATGCAGAACTTGCCGATGTCTTAGTCAAGTTACCGAAGTTCACGATCCCTGCTCCTGAGAAGAAAGTGATTGGATTCACTTTGACCTCATGCATTGAATCTCTCACTGACTCCGTAACAGATATTGTTTGGAATTCTCCAGACGCTGTGTCGATGTAACCAACTGATGTGGCGTTGTCAACGATACCTCTTCTTGTTCCTGATGGTGCGAACCATGGGAAAGCGATGTTGTCGTTGTTGGCCAGTGTCCTCAACATCATGTGTGATGGTGGAACAACAATTGATTTACCTGTGTTGTCTGTTGTTTGACCAGATGGATAAAACACACCCAAGTAATCACTTGAACTCACTAGGCCGTCTTCACCATTGTCAAGTGCTGACGCTGTGTTGTTTGCCCAGTTCTGTATCGCAGTTGACGTACCTTCTAATCTAAATGGTGTATCACCTACTACAAACGCTGTGTTGTTTCTGTCTGTGTTTAAGTTGATCATGTTTGACATCAACTCTGGGTAACCAGGACAAGCAATTACGTTGAAGCCTCTTTGGTCTTCTCTGATTGCTTGGTTGGTGTCTATTTCTGATTTAAGTTGTTCAACGATCACTTTTCTCTGTGCTTTTCTTCCGAAACTTCCAGAACCGTCTGCGTTGTTGCTAGATTTAGTAACCCATCTGTCAGGGAAGTAAGTTGATACACTCTCGTTACTTGCTCTGATGTTACCTAAACCAGTTGAACCGCTTCCTGGATATTTCGTAGTAGTGATGTAACTGTTCTTGTATTCCTTGACGTTGTAACCAGATCTTCTAGTGTTCCATAACATGATACCTTGTGGGTAGTTGTCTGGATTTGGAGCATCTGGATCTAGGAAACCATCGCTCAATAAATCTTTGATTGAGCTGGCTGTACCCGCACCGCCTGTTGACAATGAATCCGCCTTGTCTGCCGTTGTGTGATATCTAGCATCCGCAAACACGATACCGTCTTCTGTGGTTTGGTCTGCTTTGTCAACCAGTTCCCAAGCCGCGCCTGAAGTGGTCACTGCCACTTGGTTCGCTGTGTTTGTAGAACTTAAAGTTGCTGATGTGTTGTATTTGTAAAGTTTTGGATAGTTCTCAAGGTCACTTGTGTCAATCCATAAGTCGTTAGTCACAAGTGCAGTACCATCTGACTGTGTGGTTGGTGCTGTTGCACTGAACTGTGGACCATTTGGATCTGTGCTTGAGTATGCTGTTGCATAACCAACCCAAGTCGTACCGTTGTGTGCCATGATGTCTGCTTCGTCTGTCGCAGTGTGGTACCATAATGTGCCGTCTGCTGGCTCATTGCTTGGAGCACTTGTAGAAGCAGTGTAACTTAGTCTCTTCCAATTACTTGCCATGATACCTGTGTTAGCACTTGAGTCAATGCTGTCACCTGTTGGTAAGTCATACAAGTTGTCGATCAAAGTAGAACTGTTGGCTGTGTATGTTCCATAACTGTGTGCTGTAGTTGAACTGAAACCTGCGTCTGCTAACGGTGTTCCTGATGTGTCGAACATTCTGAACTCACCACCCAGTGCGTGTGTCATCTGGATAGCGCCTGTTGATAGTTTAGTTGCAGAAACGTTTGTCAAACCTGCCGCACTCACCGCCGCCACAAATGCATCTGCATCTGTACCACCCAGTGTTACTGTGACTGCTGAACTCAACGCTTCTTGGTTCTTAACTGATTCCTGTATCGAGAAAGTCTCTGAACTTGTGAAAGTTGGAGATGTGCTGTTACTTGTGATAGTTGTAGCACCACCTTCATATCTGAACAGTTGGAAGTCACCAACGTTTGGAGTTGCATCACTGGCATCTCCCGCTGTCATTGACTCTTCAGTCACGTTGTACTGTGCGTACACTGTGCCTGTGCTCAATGCAGTTCCACCGTTCGCCGCGTCTAGGTTGTAGATCGCAGAGTGGTGGTTAGCATAAAGTGGACTAGCAACTTGAGAGAAACTAGCACTTGATGAACTATAAAGTTTTGTCACCAAAGACGCACCTGAGTTTGCAGAAGTTGTCTTGAACCAAACCGAACCGTTAGGTCTGTTCTCATCTGCTGTCTTCCAAGTAGGTCTGTTAGTGTGTTTGTCTTGTAGGAATTTAGGACCATTGTTGACACCTGCTGTGATTCCAAGGTCTGCTAACAGTGTTCCATTTCCTTCTTCGAATCTGATAGTGCCCGCACCACCCGTTGAATCACCTAGTGCTTTACCGTTATGGAATATTTCTAGGTTACCTGTTGTGCTGTTCACACTTGCTGTCACGTTAGTAACATTTGATCCGATCACTGATGCAACGTTTGAAAGTGTCGTACCACTTGTTGTGATTGTAACACCGTTCATGATCATTGTGTGTCCACTAGTCACTGTGGTTCCTGAAGCGACTGACACAACTGGTAGAGATGTTGACCATGCTTCTGATCCAACCTGTACCCAAGTGTTACTTGCTGTCTTCTTGTAGATCTTGTTGGTAACGTGTGTTGTGTTGATTGCGTAATCACCTATTACACCTATTGAAGTTTTTGGTGCACCAGTTGAGACACCGTCAACTAGGTCACTTGTTGAAGTGATAAGTGTTGGAGTAATTGTTGTGAATGATTGATTAGTTTTTGACCATTCAAATAAACCGTAACTGCTTGATGCAAGGTCAAACCAGTATGTGCCATCTGTTGGTGCCGCTGTTGGTGCCGTAGCACTTCCAACTAAATCTGCTGTGTCCACGTTCGCTCTTAGGACGTATGCTCTGTTGGCAACTCCTAGGAAACTGTAGGCCGCTTGTAAGCCATATTCATTTAACTCATAACCGTTCAATGAATTTCCTGATGCGTCTGTGTAGAATTTTGGATCTCCAAAAGTCTCTGTTAATTCTCTCTGTGACGAGATCAAATAAGCGGTGTTGGCGTTGGCAGTAGTTGTTCCTACAGCAGTCCCGTCTCCGGCCCCATTTGACTTGTCCTGTGATGATGCTACTATGAATAGTGGTGTTGTACCCGCATCTGATGGTACGTAGAAACTTTCGTTAATTACTGAAACCTCTACTCCTGGTGATGTTAATGCCATTTTTCGTATTCTCCTTGCAAGTTACGTATATACTAGAGTTATTTATTCAATCGTATGGTTTTAGCGACATAATTTACCGTTTTCGAGGTGCCTATATAGGCGACGTAAATACACACATGCAGTACAAAGACAGACCGTTGTGTACGGAGTGCAAGACTAAACCTAGGGCCTACGCCTACCAGAGATATGGTCGGGTGTATTGGCGTAGTCGGTGCGACACCTGTATCAGGAAACGGGCCGGCAAGCGTGTGGGAGGTGTGACAGCACTACAAAGATCCGGATACAAGAAACACCGGAAATGTGAATTATGTGGATTCAAAGCACAGGATAAATCACAACTGGATGTGCTGTTCGTTGATGGTGATCTGAGGAATACTGCTACTACAAACTTAAAAACTGTTTGCGCCAATTGCCAAAGGCTGGGCAGTACCCGTAGATTGGGTTGGCGTGTCGGTGATCTTGTCGCTGACGATTAGGTCGTCGATCTTGGCGTATAATTCTTCCTTTGTACCATTGTTTTCAATAACGAAATCAAACTCTTCCTTTGCCCAAGCGTATTCTGAACTGTGTATGTCTTTTGGTTCTATGTTGCCCTCTGTGTAATCAACGAACCAGTCGGGATCTTGTCCTCTTTTTACTAGTATGATCTTACCACCACGTTCTCTGATCTGTTTCACTTCATTAGGAAATCTTACATCTGC